AACAACATGTGTGGGGCACGGTGCTTTACGAAGCGGGGGAAATGTATGGCTTGGACAACACGCCCTAGGCTGCCCAAACAGAGCGTGCGGCTGCTCGTATTCCACTGGACCGGTGGGGAGGGTGGTGCCTTACAGGTGCACAACACGCTCGCCAACCGCGGCCTTTCGGTGCACGAGGTCATCGACCGCGACGGCAAGGACTTCCAGTTCGAGGACGAGAACACGGTCACGCTGCACGCCAGCTACGTAAACGGTTTCAGTTACGGCTTTGAGGTCGCGAACCCGGGCGACGGGCTAGTCAACTTGCGCAACCGCCCACGCTACGAGTGCGTCATCCACGGCCGCAAGGTGCGCGCCTGTGAGTTCTACCCCGCGCAGATCGAGACGATGGTGCGTCGGGCGGAGGAGCTCAGCGCCAAGTTCGACCTACCGCGTCAGTTTCCCAAGACCACGGACGTGATACCGGCGGCTAAGCTCATGAACTTTCGCGGCACCGTCGGACACTTCCATGTTTCCCCCGAGAAGAGGGACCCTGGGACGCAGTTCTTCGCGGAGTTAGCTAAGCGCGGTTGGGCCGCAGTAGACGTTTAGTCGTCTTCGTCCGACTCCAGCACCCGGTGCCACACCACCGTCTGCCCGTCCGGCGAAACGCCCCGCACCTCGCGGGGCTGGTCCGGCGTGGCCTTCATGCACGTCACCATCAAATAACCAGCGTTGCTGACCCACCGCGCGTCGTGGTCAGGAGCGAACATTGGCTGGGCGCAGTATGGGCAGCGTTCAGTCACCGACTCGTCCCAAGTCGGCTCTCAAGGCGCCTAACCCGGGCCTCTAGTGCGCGAAGTTGGGACTCCATTTGCTGGACCCGCTGCTCCTTGGCAGCATCGGATTGCTCCGCACTCTTTCGCCTCTCTTTGGCTAGCTCTTTTGCTTCGGCAACAGACGCCTGCTCCATGTCGTATTCATAAATGCTGTCATCCATACCACTGCCCTACTGCTTTCTCGACGTTACGTCGTACGTGGCCCATCAACCATAAGCACACCGCCACGAATATCATCTTTCTCATCCCACACTCTCCTTGTGTAGACGCTCGAAAAACACCACGAGCGCTTGGCCGATCGCACGACGTACAGCCAGCGCCTCGTGTGGCTGGATCTCGTGACCTAGGTTCAGCTTACGAATGAGCTTCTTGTAGTTCACAGCGCTAGTCATCTTCGGCCCGTCGTTTTAGCCCGATTCCAACGCTTGGCCCCCCAAGCTTCCTCCAAACTATCCAAGAACTCGGGGTCAAGACCATGCTGCCGACCACAATCTATGACTCGGCACAGCAGGAATGCCAGACGATTGCACTCCGCACGCCACTCCGCGTGTGTTATGCCCAAAGCGTCCCGCCACTGGTCCACATGCTCTGGTTCACCGCTAATCCGACGCATCCCCCTACTGCTTTCTCGACGTTACGTCGTACGTGCTATGGCACACCACCTGGCCGTTGCGCAGGAACGTCGACGTCATACGCCCCTCGGCGTAGCGCCCGCCCTCGTAGAACTCGTACGTCACGTTGACCATCGCCACAGTGCCATCAGCCAGCTCACAGCGCCCGGTCTCCTCGGTGCGGCACATGTCCTCTGACCCGATGACATCAGAAACGCAGTGCATGCCGGTGTCCTGGTCCGTGGTGTCGTTGTGACCTATGGGGTCGAACGCGCTGACGTCTGGGTCAGACGGTCCGCAATCGCCTGAAACCTCTTTATACTCGTTGCTATATAGTCCGCTTGGGGAGCCGCAGTCGCGCGGCTTTTCGTTAGAACAGCCCATCAACCATAAGCACACCGCCACGAATATCATCTTTCTCATCCCACACTCTCCTTCTTACCGTGCAGGCGCCCACGACTCTTGTTGACCTCGTTCTTGGCGCGCATCTCCGCAACTAGGTCGAACTCGAACATATCCTCAATACGGAAGGCCTGAGCCACTGCGAACTCAAGGCGCATTAGAGCGTCTACACGCTTGCCCATACGCCAATATTCTACCGACTTGCAGCACTCTTCCAGAGCCGGCCACACATGACACTCGAGGGGGGAAATGTAGTCGGTCCAGACCCGCTCGTAGTAATACCGGAATGTGCCGCTTCGGTCCAGCCACTCTCCACCGCTAAGCGCCTCAAGTACACCTGTTACTCGGATAACAAAGTCCGCCCACTCCTCGCGCCAGTTTGCCTCGTCAGATGCCGCTACCGCCTCGTTGAGCTCGGTGACCGCGAGCATAACCTTTACGGGAAAGTTCTCCCACGTGGGGACTTCGAACTCGTTCGCCAATACCGTTTCGTGGCACTCTCGAGCCACTTCCTTTAGCTCACTCATAGCATCCCCCATCTACCGTAAACGGACAGTATCTTCGTGCTCATAACCGGCACATCGCGGTTACACTTCGGCCCAGCGTTCTGTACCTGGGCCCATGCGTCACACCATATGTCTCGGCAGGACCACAGTATTTCCTCCGCTTCTGCGTAGTACTCCGGCGGTACCGCGCGCCACTCAGTTTCTGGTGGGGTAAGTAGTATTAGCGTCGGGTCTTCCCAGCGGTACCCGCGCGTAAAGCCGTCCTGACACCGCACAGTTACGGTGTCATCCTCCTTACTTGCGTACTCTACGTACCCAACCCAGCCATCCTCGCGGCACAACACCTTACTGTTCACTTCCAACGCTTCCTCCTGTAAGTGGTCCCACTTCCTTCGCTCGGCGCCTAACTTCCCGCAGTGCCGCCTTTTCCAAGCGTGGCCAGAAGTAGGATAGCCTGTACTTGCAATACGGAACATCGTTGGCGTGGCCTACCAGCATATCCAACTCATCCAACAGAGTTTGCCACTCGCGCCCCAGCCTATTTGCTTTACTGCCTACTTCCACATTTCCCCCCAATCGGTACCAGGGTACTGTACCACTAACGTACTTTTACGTCTACGTAGCTCGTCACGGAACATTAGCGGGTGGCAGCCCGTAACGTCCCTACCTGGCCACAGTAAGCGCACCTCGACGGGCAGCCCCAACTTGTCCGCCAAAGCTATGCCGGCTTTCATCCCGCCGGACACCCCAAGGTCTTGGTAGGACACCACCGCGTGGGCCACCTCGTACCACGCCTGCCCGGCGGTCATGCCTCGGTAGCGCTGCGCCTCGTCGGTGTCATCCAGCACCTGGGTGTAGAGTGCGTGCGACAGGAATGGCGCCTCGCTGCGCATCAGCGAATCGTGCATCGCGAGACGCGCGTAGGCGCGGTTGCGAGAAACGTTGCCGGCGTACGGCGACTCCAAGATGACGCGGCGCCGTGTGTCGGGCCAGCTCATTCCTCACCTTCTTCCGTGGGCCATGCGTCGCTACCAGTAATCTTCGGTCGGTCGGGTAAGTCGGACGTAGCCCAGCGTTGCCAGTGCACCATCTTGTATGGAGAACACCGGAAGCAGACTTTCGATGTGTACCCGTCGGCCCACTCAAACACCACGAAACGGCACACATGTGGTAGGGTAGGCCAAATCATTCGCCTTGCTCCTTACCAAAAACGCGGCGGTACACCTCGTCGAGTCCAAGCGCCAGCACCTGTCCTACAAACGTTTCAAAAGAAACAGAGCTATGCTCGCGCCCCCGAAACCTAACGGCGTATAGATTACGCAGGTGTGTGTGGTCGTCGTCAGAAACAGAAACCTCAATAACTTTCGCGTTACTCATTCAGCACCGTCCCTCAGCTGCAAGCTAATCTCCTTCGGGACCAGCACGTTTACCGATCCAGAGTCAGTTTTGAAACGTATACAGCTGCCGTTTCGTTCAAACTCGAACCGCCCGTGACCGTGGCAGTCAAAATCTAAGTACGCGTCACGCAACCACGCAGGCCAGTACTGCTGAAAGTCGCACCACATTCTCGGCGAAAACCCCAGACTACGCGGACTCATTTCCCTTGCTCCGCGCGCACATCATCCATGTCACCGGCCCGGTGCCAAGCACCGCACTCGCACGGGCCGACGTAGACGTCATGCCAGTGGCTGTTCTTTCGGTAGCGCTCCTTCGCAGGCTCGATGCCGCTATCGACTTGCTCCTGCCCGAGCCGACTGAGCTCCGCGACGGCGTACTTCTTTGCGAGGAGCGCGAATGCTTCGGCGAGTTGGTGGATGTTGCCGCCGGAAGAACCGTAGACCCGCACGTGGTCAACTTCTTGTGACCCCCATGCATCGGTAGCTGGGTAGATAAGCCCATGCACATCCACGTCTCCGCTAATCACAAAATCCCACGCACCGTCTTCGTCCCACTCCAACCCCACTTTGAAGCCGGTCATAGAACCGCCTTTTGAGCGACGAAGTAAACAAACCCTGGCCACTCCTTACGCAGGATCTCAACCGCGTCCTTGGCACCGCGCTCGCTGCCGTACACACCCTTTAGATGCGGACCGTAGTAATCCGTATCGTCCCACACCAACCACACAAAGGTCTCTTGCGTCTCGTTTGCGCCCACTTCATCATTTTCTTTAGTCATATCTTCTCCCGAGGGGGGCTCATAACCCGAAGGTCGTCGGTTCAAATCCGGCCCCCGCTACCGTTTTCTCAATGATTTACTCGTCGTCTTCCTGTACTTTTGCACCTTCGACCACGTCTTTGGCACCCGGTTCCGCCACGTTTCGGCACAGCTGCCAACTCACTCATTTCGACTCCAAGTCTTTCGTGCTCAGCCCTAGTTCGCGTAGCTTCTTCCGCAACAGCTCTTTGGCTTGTTTGGGTGTAACACCGAGAGCGCGTAATCTGGCCAGCTCCAGCGCAACCTCCATCTTGTCCACGTCAATACTCATTTCGACTCCTCCTTCGCCACCAACCGTAGCGCCGCGCTCGGCAGCTTCTCAATCGCCGTAGCGAACGAATCGTGGTCCCACTGAGTGTAGACCTTACGGCCCATAGTCGTTGAATGGTGCCCCATCATCTTCGCGGTCTTTCCCTCGTCCTCGCCACCGTTACGCAGCCACGAGTTGAAGGTGCGGCGCAGGTCATTGAAGCACACCTCTTCGATCTCTGCCGCCATGCACGCCTTCTTTAGGTCCTTCAGACCGTTGTGCCATGGGGGAAACAGTGGTGTGTTCGGCGGGGCCTTCCCGAAGTGGTCACGGTTCAACTGCTCTATGCGCGCCGCCACCTTTCCCCTCAGGTCGCTGTGAATGGGAAGCCATCGGTCACGATTTGCCGCCTTGCGTCCCGGCAGGTGTATGGCCCCTCGCTCTAGGTCCACGTCGGCTATCGTGGCCCGCGCCAGTTCCCCCTTGCTCGCGCCGGTGTAGACGTAGAGGTCAAACAACACGCGCCACTTCTCCGCTAGCTTGGAACGCAGCTTCAGGTACTCCTGCCAGCTAAGCGCACGCGTCCTCGGGACGTACGCCCCCTCGAGCATCTTGGGCATGAGACCCTTCGTTTTGACCAGGCACTTGTCGAGCAGCACTGCGCGGTTCAAGGCCCAGATGAGAACGCTTATCTCCTTCTGCACCGTGCTCGGGTGCGCACCTTCGTCGAGGCGCTTCATCGTGTACTCCTCTGTCACCGAAATCTTCACGTCACAGCACTTGAACGCGGGCGTGAGAATGCGCATCACGTGGCGCGACTTCGTGTCAACAAACTCCACGTTGGCAGCAGAGCCACCGCGCATGCCCTTCTTGTGACGAACGATGCAGTACTCATGGTACGCGGTCAGCGCTTCGCCAATGGTATAGTTCGCGGTTGGATCGGGCGGAAATAGGAACTCGCGGAGCTTTGAGTTGTAGACCTGCTTTGCCTCTTCCTTGGACCTTCGACCCGTGGACTCGCGCCATCTCCGGCCTTCGTGACTCGTGTCGATCCACCAGATCCCGTCCCGCAGTTTGAGCGGGTCTTTTCGACGTTTGGGCATGATAGGAGCCCTCCTTCCTGGATGAATAGTGTGAGGGACGCTTCTGGGGTGCGCAATAAGCGCCCCGTGGAACCAAGTCGCACGGACCCTGGACAGGCCCTCATCACCTGATACGCGAACCGCCTAGACACACCAAGACGCTCCATCACGTCTCTTGCCGAAAGAAACTTCACTTTTCCCCTACCTGCCTCTCTCGCCACCACGCCCGCGCTTCGTCTACCTCGTCCGCGAGGGTCTGCTGCGCTTGTAGGTGTGCGTCGAGCTGCTCTTGCTCGTGTTGCGCCTCAACAGTGTTGCCAGACAGCCACTTCAAAATCTTTTTGCGCTCCTCAGCAAGTATTTCCTCACGATGGCGATCACTGAAGTTTTCGCACTCTCGCATTGGGCACTCCACAGCAAGAAACCCAACGTACGCTCGATCATCACCACAACTCGGACACGCAGCCATCGCACACCTCACGTCTTTGCTGCCAGCCAGTTTGACCCAACCGTGGGTTTCGCCGGCAGCGGCACCTTCAACCCCGGGTATACGTTTGGAAGTATGTACTCCATATCAAGTACGACTTCTTCCGTCATGTCTTTAGTACACTCTACCAAGTATTCGTCATGTACTACAAGTACCAACCATACTTTTTTACCAAGTATGCCCTTTTTCTCCCAACGTCTGTCGAGATTGCGTATACCTAACTTGGCCAAGTCAGCCGCGGTACCTTGTATTACCGTATTGAATGCCTGTCTTTCCGCGCCGTGGCCGCCAAATATGTACCGTACTCGCCCGAGCATGGTGCGTACATAACCCCGTGACCTGTACTGGTCGATACACCTGTCCCGAAAGGCCGCTATTCGCTTATGCTGCTTCCAGTAGTCCTTCAGTATCTTCGACGCAGCGGGTACAGGTGTGCCCATTCTCTCCGCGAAAGACCGGTCCGAAAGCCCGTACAGTACCGCGAAGTTTACCGTCTTTCCAGCTGTACGAGATATGCCCATGCGGTCTGCCGTTGCCTGGTGCGGGTCCTTACCGTCCAGGAAGTCCTGGATTAGCGACTCCTCTTCGCTCATGTGGGCGATAATGCGGTATTCCACCTGCTCGTAGTCCGCGTCTACCAGGTCGCACCCGTCTTCAGGTATGAACGCTTCGCGGATGGGGAAAATGTTCTCGCCGGGCCTCGGGATCTGCTGCAGTCGACTGCACGTGAGTCGCCCCGTCCTTGCCACCGCCTGGTTGAACGCCGCGTGCACCCGTCCGTCACCGAACTCGCGCGACATCAGATAGAGGGGAAGACAGAATGACGACGACATCTTGTGGATCTTGCTCCACCGCAGACGCGTTACCGCCAGCTCCTTTCCCCACTCACTCGGCGCCGACTCCGCGTTCCACTGCATCACGCTCGTGTCTACTGCGGTCTCTTTCGCCTTAGCCGTCTTCTTGCTCGACTTCCACACACCCAGGTCGTGCACCAGACGCTGAGCCACCTGCGACGGGCTGGAAATCATGGCGCCGGTCTCCCACTTCCAGGCGTCTGCTATACGCGCCGCCTCTACCTTCATTTCCTCGCCCATGGACAGCAGCTTATGCCCGTCAACGCGCACGCCGCGCCGCTCCATTCGCTCGAGCGCCCACATCACCGGCATCTCGACTTCATCGAACAGTCGCCACACCTTCAGCTCACGTGCCTTGGGTTCGAGCAGCCGCGCCATCCGCAGTGTCTGCCGTGCATCGTCGGCCGCGTACTCCGCCATCGGCTCAACCGGCACATCACACGCCTCTGCGTAAATCCGTTTCCCCCCCTTTCCCGTGAGGTCTTCCCACGTGGTCATCTTGTGGCCGAGGTGGTGCAACACCTGCCACTTCAGACCCAGTCCGCCGTTGACCTCTTCCCAGCCACCCACTAGGTAGCTAAGGATCATCGCGTCGTATACATTACCAGCCGGCTTCAGGCCGTAGTTCCCGAGCACCGCCATGTCGTGCTTGGCGTTCCACAGCCATAGTGTGGCGTCGGGCGTATCGAGCACCTCTCGCAGCACGTCCATGAACCACGGAACGCGGTAGTCGACGTACACAGACTCATCGTCGTTGGCGAGTGAGAAACCTGTCAGCTTGGCTTTGAGCGCGTTGACATCATCCCCCATGCCGTGGTTTTCGGTGTCGAAACCAAACGTGTCCCCGCCGCGTAACACGCGGTATACGTCGTCCAGACTGCGCGCCAGCACGCTACACCCGTACGTTTATGCAAGCACCTAGGTCTTCGAACACGTCACGAAACTCGAGCGGGTGGTTTTGCGTACCGCCAACGTATACGATCACATTGTCGTGACGTGGGCTGGTCTCGGGTTCTCCCGTGTTGCCGTTCACGAACGCGATGCGCTTTCGGGGGAAACACATGGGAAAGTTTGTGACCGGTTCGTAGGCGTCCTGCGACGTGTAAAGGATGCTGCTGTTGAAGCCGATGAAGATGGCGTGCTTTAGGTGCCCCTCATCGCGGTAGCGCAGCAGGTTCTCCCAAAACACCGCAGGCATTGGCTTGCGCCCGAGCTTGCCGTTCGGTGGGTTGCATAATACAGAGCGAGCTTCTGATTTATCAATACGATGACGAAGAGTCCACGCGCTGTAGTTTTCACCCCCAGACCACAGAAACTGCCTCGCTTGCACCGTCGTATTTGCGCGCTCTTCTGTTGCCGGGTCGAAGTCAATCTCGCCGAGCACCTGTCGCGACAGCTCGACTAACCACGACGGCGTGAACCAGCGGTCATTCTTTCCCATCGAGTACCGCGACGTTATACGCATTCGCTATCTCACTCATGCGCGAGAAGATTAGCCGTTGTTCAGTTGTATACGTAGCTTCCAACAGCCACTTAGAAAGCTTGTGGTGCTTGTGCAAGAAACCGCGGCACATCGCGTACAAAATAACTTTCTGCAGGTACAACTTGGCCAAGTTCAGCAAACACGCAATCATGTGGGCCTCACTACGGTTACTTCCATTTCCCCCGACGGAAGACGCCTAACAGATATCTCAGACGCTCCAACGTCGTTATGGTCGTAACCCAGGTCTCGGTAAGGCCACGTTGGCTCCTCGTCGTCGATAAGCTGCTCCAGGTCGACGTCGTACCAGGTGTCATGCTGCATTGTCGTACTCCTCCATCAGACGCGCCGCGTACGAGCGCGCGCAAATGCTAAGGTCGTCCAGCGAGATGTCTTGGTTGAAGACGTGACCGTCTACTTGTATTGACTCTTGTGCTGTTTCAGATGGGTGGTTGGGGTCACGCCCAGGTACATCAACACGCCGGTGCAAGCGCACCAAGTAGCCATCGTTGTCCTTCACCCACTTTGCTTCGTTCTCGAAGCGCACGTCCGGTATGATTAGGTAGTCGTCGAAGTCGGTCAGGTACTTTTCCATCCGCTTCACCCAGAAGTCCGTGTCCACGGAACGGAACCAATCCGTGCCAACCTTTTGGAGCAGCATACCGCCTGTGATGCCGGGGAAAATCTCCATTGTCTTGACTCGGTCGTCGTAGAAGTCGTGACCGAAGAAGTTGTTGCACATGTCGCGAAGGTTATCGGCAAAGCCGCGGATAGTTACGTCGTTGCTGTGCATCACCAGCTCCCCCGCCAACATCCCAGCAAACGTGGACTTGCCGCACCGCGCCCGCCCCACAAGCCCGATGATCTTAGGCACTACTCGCCCTCGGGGAAAACGAAGTCCGTCTCCGTGTCAGATTCGCCCCACGCTACCGACATTCTGGGTTGTCGTGCCGCCACATTGACTTTGTGTTTCGGCTTCTCTTCCACCGGATATAAGTTCCACCACAAGTCCTTCGCGTCGTAACTCTCGCCGTTGATCGTAACCGTGATCGTGACGAAGCTGTACGGGGCCAAGCGTCGCTTGCCATCAGAGCTCTCGCGAATCTCCGCAATGGGCTGGTAACGATACTCACCCTTTTCCCCACTGAACTTCGGCGGCTCCTCACCGCGCTCACCCCTAAGCGACACCGACAACTTCTCCACTGCTACATCACTCGACTTCTTTTTCATCACACACTCCCTGCTGAGAGGGGCACTGCCCCAATCTCTAAAATCACTGTCGTTGCGCACTCTGGACAAACACACACGGCGCGCGCATCCGTGTGCCTAAAGCGCAGTACCGGCATCATTTCGCGGCAGCACGAGCAGCGGTCGAACCCCGGTTCCGCGATAGTCGCCGGTACGTCTGATGTCACAGAGCACCCCACCGCTGCTCGTAGCGAAATAAGGCATCCTTGAGAGATCTCAGCTCTGAACGAGTGCGTGCGCACCCATCTGCTCTAGTAGCAATGTACTCAGAGGCTTTGCCGAGGTTGTCTGGCCTAGGAACTGCTGCCGGGCACCTACGGGCACCACCGCAGTGCCCTCCGCACCCATGACGAAACGGTTTCATTTCTTGAAGCTCGCGTACTTGTCCGAGTAAGCCTTCGCCACCTGCGGGTGGTACTTCTTGGGAAGAACAGCTATTGCCTCAGTGACCTCTTTGGAGGTCTTTAGCGACTTCAGCTCTTCCTCTGAACCAGAAGCGTCAAACATCGACTTGATTTGGAAGAGTAGGGCGTCGGCTTTGTGGTTCTTTTCCTCGAAGGCCACTTCCATCTCAGTCTGTTTGGGCTTTGCCACTGCTCGCTCTTTCTTGGGGGAAAAGGAATCGTCGGTCTTCCGGTCCGCCTCAGGGTCATCCCCCGTTGCGATGTTGAGAGCCATGCGCCATGCGTACTTCCGCGCTCCCGTCTGCGCCTTGTACACAGCCTTGTCCCCGCTATCAGTGCCCTCTCCGATACCCTCCAACTGAGCACTTTCCCCCGACTCCGCATCTGTCAGCTCGAGGGTCACTTTGACGATGGCGTGGTTCCACTCGCTACCTTTGGCGGTAGTAACTTTCCCAACGTGGAGGAGCTGCGTGTCGTAGACCGTGCACGAGATTCCGGCATCGCACAGCGCCGGGTTGATGAGCCTCATGAACTGCTCATCGCTCACGTAGTTGTAGTCACGCGCTTCGTTTGCCTTTTGGGCGTACGCGCACCGCTTCATTACTTCAACTAGCTTAGTATGCAGTCCCATCTACTACCTCTTCTTCCGGTTCCCACGCATCGGACTTGGGAGTCCCCACCAGCACCACGTCATAAACATCCGGCTTGCCGACCTGCCATTCGTACACACGGCACCCCCGGTTATCGCGTGCGTACTGTACCGCCGACGCTTGATCAGCGAAGATGCACTCAGTATGTCCCACGTTCTCAACCACCCACACTCGGTCAGTCATAACTTAGCCCTTTCCTTCTGGATTTCTTCCCATGCATCCCGTGTCGCTTCGACCAGTACGTCAATACGTTTCTGGTCGTACTCGTAGTAAGCCTTGGTAAAGTGAATGCCCCAGAAACTTACTATCCAACCTCTCTCTAGTCCTAAAACGGCTAACTGTTGCTCCACCTGAATGCGGTAGTACTCCGGTACAGTACCGTCCCTATCAATTTTTTCTGAATACTTGAGATCTGCCACACCAAACCCCGCAAACGGGACCAGTACGAACAAATCCGGCGTGGCCGCGAGCCACGGGTACTTAGTCGAGGCAAAGAACGAGTCACATGCCCTAACACGAACCCCCTCCACATCGCGCCATATGCGCGCAATCCCGTCCTCCAGGTGCGTGCCGGCAATAGCCCGCACCCCGGGAGTAAACCCAGCATCATGTACTTTGTCCGCTATGGCCCGCTTACGCGATTTATAGGGGTTTTTCCCCATAAACGCCGCTGCTTCGGAGGCCGTAATGTAGTTCTTACGCGCCTCTAACCACTCGTCCCTACGGTTCTTGAAGTCCCGTACCGCCACCCGGTACGGCCGGTCCCGACGCTTTACGGAGCTCTGCATACTGCTTTTCAACCTCGCTAAGTACTACCGACAGCTCCGCAACGACACCGCGTCTGGTGGGGGAAAAGGGTAAACTCTCTATCGTCTCTGCGATCATGTCGGCCAGATCGTTCAGACCGCTACGAACATCCAGCAAGGCCCGCTTTTCCCAATCCGTCATACTTAGGAACATACACCAAGTGTACATACTTTGTCAATCGTCGTCGCTGCAGGTCTTTAGGTTATTACGTTCCCTAGTAACGACGTTGCGCACGCGTTTGTGGCCGCAGCCCAGCTGTTTGGCGATGTTGCGGGTAGACGTGCCTTCCGAGTGCAGGCGCCATATCTCACGGTCCTGCTCGTTTTTCCATGCTCCGTGCCAGTAATGGGCAGATGCGCGGCGGTAGTAGACGCTCTTGGCGGAGTCGAAATACGGGGCGGTTGGCTCATAACGCCCCAGGTCGCTGCCGGCATCGTCCTCATAGTCGCGAGGGCGCGGTCTGGACACATTGTAAGATTCTTCGAACGTGCCAATCTTAGCTGTCTCTTCCCCCGTCCATAGGACCTGCTTTTTAGAGTGGCGAGGGTCCTCAATGTCGTCAAAGCCGTCTTTGCGTAACTTTGCGTACCACTCTTTTTGCAGCTTTTTGAACTCCGCGGAGTCCCAGTACTTAGACACAATAAACCCCAGCATTTTTTTGTTGACGCTCAATACTCGGGTTGCTAAGGTCTACACACCCCGTTGACGCAGAGGTGATTGACATGCCCAGGCCGAAGATAAACCCACGTACTGCAGAATCCGCTTCCGACGAGCAGTTACTTCTCATACTGTGCCGCGTGCTCAACACGCCGCAGTCCAAGTTGAACACACAGATTCGAGGGTACCTGCCTGAACTGACCAAAAGGTACGCACTTACGAAGGGCATAGACCTTGAGAAGCTCGTGCGTAGTGACACTAGGACCGAACGCAAAAGCGCAGCACCGGCCGCCACAAAAGAAGCACTCACTGAAATGTTTGGTATAGTACGGTCCATGGCCGCTGAGATGGCGCAGCTAAAACAACAACTCAGCACAACTACCCCCGTTTCCCGTGGCGGGAGCGGCGTCGTGGTGCGGCGGTCGGCACAACCTCTGGGTCGTACCGGATCACGCTGAGGGCTGACCACCCACGTACAAATGCGTTACGCTGTGAAGCGCTCTTGATCGCGTCCTGCAGAAGGTGGTCTGTGTCCTGTATCGCAGCTTCGTACGCGTCGTAGAACCCGTAGGCGTACTGTGACGCGATACCTATAGCCGCAAACGTCTGGGCCAGACGCGTGGCTGTTATAGTCTTGAGCGGCTCACACGTGGTAGTCCACAAGTCGCCCTGGTACACAATGAGCGCTTGCCCGCTGGCGCTGTCCGGGTAGTCGGCGAAAGCACGCCTAAGGTGGGACATGTACTCGTCTACCCAACACACTCCTGGGTGTGGTGTTAGCGCTCGTGCCGCATCGAAAAACACCTGCGCGGCGGCGCGGTCACCCACTGCCCCCACAGCTGCACCCCACCCAAGGTCGATGTACTTTGGGCCGCCTACCTCTATGCTACCATCCTCGGAGTACACTCCTAGGTCAGACGCAATGCGGACCTCACCGAAGCCGCTGCGCATTGCTACTACTAAGCTCACTTCGCGCTCCGCCTAGCACGCTCGTACAGCCCGATGAACTCAAGTACTGCGAAGTAAACAAGAGGCATTTGCCAAACCAGCGCTGCTGGGTAGCGGAACACTAAGCTCACTAAAAACGCAGTGACTACCTGACAACTGAGATTGAATAGGAGGTTGAGTACTGCCTTCTTCATACGCCCTTACTTCGCTCCCAGTCGGCCATTCGCTGCAGTTGTGCGTCTAACCGTTCCGGTATTTCTTCCTCGGCCCACTCGAGCAGTGCCTCTTCGGACATTGCTAGTGCCTCCAGTACGCCTCGCTTTTGGGCGGCCACCTTTAGCAGCCACCGACGGAACAGCCGTGCGCCTTGCTCGCGTACTGCGTGCTTTTGACGCCGCAACCGCCGATTTGGTCTTTTCCCCATGTCTTTGGCCATGATCAAATACTCCGCCGTCCAGCAACGCCGTCAGCATGCTGCGCCCGTTGATGATTGGTATGTTGAGGTGCAAGAACGTGCCGTCCGCGTCGACGCACTGTAGACCGTACCCGTGTGACCAGTCAGATGTCGACGTGTGGAAGTATGGGGGCTGTAGTTGCATCAATGTGCCTGGGCACCACGCCCCGATCGTGCCAGCAGATACTGTCGTGATGCGGAACTCCTGCGCACGGTGCGTGTGGCCGTGCACAACGCACGCGTTGTACTTGTGTACGTGCGCCGCAGTTGCATGCTTGCTGGCAGTAACTCCGTGTACGAAGTAACAATGCCCAAGCTTGATCGTACCGCGCACAGTGAGTCCGTGATGGAAGTCTGCCATGCGGTAGTACTGGATGCCGCGCTTACTTAGGTACAGTTTCTTTTCGGGGGAAATGACGTCTAGTTGGGCGTCCGCATCGCGCTCGCTCTTTAGCGTCCGGCTCAACCAACGCTCCACGTGTTGCTCGTGATTGCCCTCTAGGTAGTGCCACTCCGCGCCGGGGGAGGCGTCTTGTATGAGGTCTAGGAATGCGTTGGCGTAGTGGCAGTCTTCCTCGTAAGAGTAACCCAAATCACTTACGTAGTTGTTCTGGTGTGAGCTAAACACGCCACCACCGTCAATGTGGTCCCCCAGCATCACCACTTCGCTGGGGCGTAACTTCTCCATGTCGGAGATAAGCGCCGTAGCGGCCCCCTCGTCGATGTAGCACCCGTGCGAATCCGGGATGATGACTCGGAGGAAGCTCATCGCCGCACCGCTTTCACAATGGCGTACGCGAAAGCTAGACACACCACAGCCATGCAAACTAAGAGTGTACCTTCCGGCCAGGTGAGGTCGTTTCGTTCTACAACGCGAGCTGACAACTGAGCTGATGTGTTAGCTGCAGACGCAGCGCTAGCAGCTCCCGCACCAACTACAACCACCGGTACACCTCTCATCGTACTACCCCGGTCATAAGTGCACGCACGTGGCGCCATGTTACGAAATACCCTAGGTGGCTTACCGGCATGGGGAAAAGCCCGGCTAGTGGCCACTGCGCTAACTGGTCCGCTACGCCCACTATTTCCCCCCGCGCATTCACCAGCGGCCCGCCACTGTTACCAGGCATCACTTGCGCCGACGCCTGCAAGAACTCTACTTTCCCTTCTTCCACCGTTACCGCCGACGCCAATCCCTCAGTCCAAATAAACGGGATACCTAGCGGGTGACCTAGTGCCCAAACCCTTTCCCCATACGCAGGGTTACGACGCGCTATCGACAACACACCGTGCTTAGGAACGCCCCGCACACGTAGCAGTGCTAGGTCCGTGCGCGTGTCGACCTTGAGTACTTCCGCCGCGTACGTTTTGCCGTGCCAGAGCCGCGCCGAGTAGCCGTGGACGCAGTGGTTTGCCGTGAGGAGGACGCTTTGCGAGACCCACGAGGCCGCGCAATGGATGTCCCCGTCTGTATCGACAAGCGCCGCGACTGACTTGTTGATTTGGGCAAACGCCGGGTGATCGGGTGGTCGGTTAGCGTTTCCCCCGCCGCAACACGCGACAAGTAGTCCGCACAGTACCCAATACAGATTGCGTCCGCTTCGTCGTCCCCACATTCCACGCCCAACTGCTCTCGACACCATTCGATCGACATCCTTTTGAGGGCCGACCGGCCCGCACGTTCGCTCACGCCAAAAATCATTTTGCGCCACTTGCTCGACGGTATGCCGATAAGCGGTACCCCGTACTCTTGCGCCACAGCCTCCCACAAACCCAAAGCCCGACCCATACCGTACGCAGTACCTCGGTAGGCTGTGGATTCGTAGTAGACAACATCGATATCCGAGCTAAAAAATAGCGAGCTCCGGGTCATGTGATCAGTGTAGTCGCAAGTATCGCTGCTCACATACTTCCCCTCCCGCCAAAGGGACCACCCGGTTGGCTTTGCGTACGCCAAATCGAGCGCAAGTATGGTGGTCACGGTATTACAGCCTCCGGCTCATCATCAACCGAGCGCGTCATACAGTACTTATCTGCCATACACGGTTGTGGGTTGTACCGTACCTCGCGAAGTGCGCCGCTCTCATCCCGAGCCATCGTAAACTTGGTTCCCTCGGCGCCGCTGGTGCTCTTCTCAACCCAACCAACGATGTTAGAGTTCTTGTCCCGCGCCAACAGGATGATCAGACGCGCCGCGTTCTCAATGTCGCCAGACTCCTTGAGGTGGTAACGACTAGGGCGCTTAGGATTCCCGTCCTCGTCCACAATGCGCCGCAGCTGGCTCACAAATATGGTAGGCACACCGTACGCCGCGCCCACCGCGTGGATAGAGCGCATTGCCGTAGTAATCTCTTGGCGACGGTTGTCGCTCACGCCAGAGATCGCCTGCAGGTAGTCCAGGTACAGTACCTTGCAGCCCGATTCGCACAGCGCTTTGGCTGACTCGATAACCTGCTTGAGCCCAAACCCCGCAGCGTACACCAGGCTAATAGGCACACCCTTTAGTGCCTCAATGCCGCGCTCCACACGAGCCGCATCGTCCGGCCCGATGTCCCCCCGTCGCATACGGATAGAGTTGACACCTGCAATCGACGCCAGAGCCCTAGCCCCGTACACGTCTGCCGCGTCCTCTAGCACCACTAAGCCCACGTGACGCCCCAGCTCGGCCTGGGCGAACGCCATGGCCACCGTAACGGTCGATTTCCCCACCCCAGTAGTGCCACCGATAACTACAGCGTCGCCTGGGGATATGCCGCCGATAGCCGAATCAATGGCGTGTACTCCAGTCGGGACGAGCTCTGTGCGCCGGAATGGGTCAAACACACCAAAGCACTGTGCGGCCCAACTAGCGGACTCACTAAGCGTCCAGATCTTGATATCCCCGGCCATCTGGGATATACTGTACCTCAAGTTTGGGGGAAAGTAAACAGGTATGTACACCAGTTTAGGACGTTCGGGCGACTTTGTGACTTTTACCGGCCTGGAAGCGCCCCCGGTATATGTACTCGCCACTGACTGGCTGGTGTACGGCCGGCCTTGCCTGCTACGCGACGGCTACACCGTGCGGGTTCGCGGCGAGCACTACCATGTGTGGGCGCTGCAGGAAGTGTCGGACCGCAAGTCCCTCGAGCGCAGCTGGCTGCCGTGGTGGGCCATTGCCGAGCGTATACGCCGGTACAAGGCGCGTAAACGCATTGAGGCTACAAACCCAGCCAGAGAGGCTCTCAAAGCCCTGCCGATGCCTCCTAGGCCCAGCAAACGATAGGTAGTCCCTTAGCCGTAGCAGTACCGTTATGCGTGTGTGGTGGTTTTCTGTTTGTGTGCTGGTGGGTTGTGCAGCTCCCGGGTTGGAGCCACAAGACGCCGGGTACCGTACAGCCGCGCAAGCGGCCATAGACGGCTGGGACTTGCAGCCTCAGCTGCCCAAAGTACGTCCAGAGTGCGTGTCTCTCGTGCACTCCATCGAGATACTTACGGTGCCTGACGCCGAGGTCGACGACCACTGCGCGCCCCCCGGCAACTCCTGCTATCTCCAGCGCGTCAACGGCAACTACATCGTGATGCCAGAGTCGTGGACAGGTACTGACCTAAACTACTACATCGCCGTACACGAGTTCGATCACGCGCTAGAGGCCTGCATGGCTCACGACGCGGACCATGGCGACCCGCTGGTATGGCGTGGGCACGACCAGTATGACCGCACTACCGACTCAGGGTGGTTCTACCCCGGTATTGACTTCCTCGACCCACAGGCGTCGGCGTTACAGCTGGGTTGGTTCGTGCTAGCACACAAACTGCAACCGCAGGGGTGGAAGGACCCTACGCTGGAGTAGGGCTACTTACCTCCCGCTTTTAGCACGTCTCTTGCCGCCCTTAGTAGCGTTCGTCGTATCCACGGCGCCGCCCGCATGTCGTCGGCGGCGGCCGCGTCTACGATCAACTGCTTCTCCCTCCGTGTCAGCTTGGTCGTAGGGAGTCTCTGGTCCCGCTTCTGGGGCTTGTGGGTCGTCACCCTCCAACTCTCGCATGAATCCTGTTGTAATACCAAGACTTGCCGTATAGCCCTGCCAGTAGAGATGTACTGCGGCCTGCATCTCCTTTACCTCCCTAATCGATCTCCACAACTCGCGCATTTCGGCCTGTAACGCCTTGATTTGTTTACTACTCACAGATTCCATCTTTCCCCGCCCCCACGGGTCCCTCGGGCGCCCCTTTAGCGCCCCTTACTTAGATGCTCGCGCACGTCGTAATAACAGCTCGGTCATGTGAGTTTCGTCACACTCACTCGCTGCCTTGAGCAACCGCTGGCGCTGACCCGCAACTATCATTCGCCAAAACGCCTCTTGGGCTTCTACTTCCTGCAACACTATATCCTGTAGCTCCTCAAGCTCCGTCACCAGCTGGTCCAGTGTCTTATATTGACTCACAGTACCCCCAATCGAGCGCCCCTAGGACTCCCCCGGGACACCCCGACACTAACCCCGGTCTAAGCCCGCGTCAATCACCGATTGCGCATCCTTGCTACCGCCCGGTACCAGGCCTGCAGCGCTGCCTCACGCGTCGGATACTGACCAACAATACCGTTCATGACACCGCACAGGTACGATTCCCAATGTCCTTCGTGGATACGGTCCAACGCCGGTAGCGAGTTGTCCGGGCACACAGGCAGCCAGTCCACGCGCCCCGTGGTCGCCCGGTTGTCTATCGCGCGCAGATAGGTCAAGTTCTCGCGTATAATCTCGTGTTCAAATGTCGGCGTGGGCTTGGTCCACGTCACCGCCCACTGGCCTTTCGCGCCCAATGCCAAACGCTCGGTAAGCACCCAGCCACCCCCGCCAAACTCGTGTGAATACACATCCCAGTTGGCACCGCGCCTGTGGCGGGCACGCACCTCGTAATCCTCGGCAACCATGTGGATAACGCGCGCGCTGCAAGCACGCATTTGGTAGCCGTGGCTTTGCGACGGCATATGAAAAAACAATGCAAGAGATAGACAAGCTGCTGTACTCATGGGTTACTCCTCCGTTGGGCGGCAGGTCGAATAGTTGTGTGGGTTGGGTGGGGTGTTGGCGACGCACATCGTTTGGATGCCCGTCTCGTATACCTGGATCGTGCGCTCGAACTTCCACAACCCGCGCCCTTGCTTGATGCGGTACACATCCCACTCGTTGTGTGCTCTGTGCACCGCCATAACACCAGCGTCATCGGCACCGGCCGCGCCGACCAACACCATGTGCGGGTCGCAAACACGCACCGCTGGCGTGTGGGTGTGGGGAAACACTAGGCTGTATATCGCGATGCAAAACGCTGCTGTACTCATGGGTTACTCCTCTCTTTGGTGCTAAGTATCTTCGCGCATCGATTACGCACTACCGCCAGGCGGCGTAGCAGCGCCGTTACTTCACGGGCGCTCACTGGTCTTCCTCGCGCGTAATCGTGATCTCAAACTCACCGCTGGGCTTACGAACCACTTTGATCTCACTGCGGCCCACGTCGCGCTCATCGTAGCCCAACACTGCGTACTCCATCGTGGGCTCTTCTTCGGGGAAAGAATCTTTGTGGTCTATCATCGCGCCCTCCTAAGTATACTAATCGACGGTACATAGTGTACTTTGAAGGGTACATACTTTACTTTTTATTATTTTTTACGCCTGCTTCGTCCCGTTCATACAACGATATACCAACCAAGCTAACGTTTTCGTCAGGGTCATCCTCGTTGTGGTACCCATCTCTGTGCTTCGCGGAAAGCACGAGCTCGCGTATCTGAGCGTCGCAGTACTGCCCGCTTACCGCTGAGTTACGAGGTATCTTTGGGTCGTTGAACTCCATTTCCCTAAGCATGGCTGCGCGCTCCGAGCGGTCCTTGAGGTTGTTCAGCCAGTGCTTGATCGTCTCACGGCGACCCCACGGGAAGGACAGTAGCCATTTTGCATGCTCATTACTTGTATCGCGAGGCTTTCTCATGGCTATATTAGAGTGTACTTTATCGTGCCCCTGAAAGCAAGAGTATGTCCACCTTCTTCATGCATACTTATAGGGGGGAAGTGACGCGAGCACCCAGTGCGAGCGGCACGGGGGTTGACTAACGCGCTTCCACAAGCGCGCTAAGCCCTACCTACTGCTCAGCCGCTGCGGAACCCCAAGTGAAGCAGCGGGGCTAGAGCGCAAGAACAATACTCGCGCTCAATACCGCCTCAAGCGCCGGCTGGGCTAGAGCTAACGCGGAGTTAGGAGCAGAGTCTACAGCTGGATGGTGTAGACCTCAGGCTCCTACAGTAGCCACCTGTAAACAGTAGTTCACACAAGTACTTCTGCACCTAAGGCTCGGCTACATAGGCCGAAAGTACTCGCGGTATCTTTGGGGAAATGGGTAGCTGTGACGTAAGCGTGTCTGAGCATAGGCCCCTACGCCGCGAGATGTGGGCGCGGGCTGGGGCTAGGCAACTCCAGCTGAAGTGGGGTACCCCCCGGCACCGTTACAGGTACTCCTCGCGATCTGGCACGGTACCTCGCGTGTAAACACATGCTCTAGGACCCCCTATACATTTCCCCCAAATGTGCTATACTTGGTGCAGTACGGTACCCCAAAAATATTGGGGCGGTACTCCCCGTAAGGTAGGTGGTTTCACTACATGCGCAGATCTGACTTTGACAAGATGGAGCTGTTGGGTGAGGACTACCTCCCGTGCGACTCGAATAGCAAGTATATGTGCAACGGCTCTGTGTACGTGTGGTTTGACCTCCGAACAGCTGCAACAGACGAGGAGGCGAGATGTGCCCACTCGGTGGTGGTAATGACGCCAAACCAGGCTGGTTACATGTGCCGAGACTGCACGTCGGTCATGGACTGGGACGTGGGGGGAAAGCGCAAGAAGATGCAGGACGGCGGCGAAATCATGCGGCTGTGGGACCGGCGCCTCGGTAAATCCCATTACTGGTACAAAGGCGAATGAGCGATAAGTGCGGGTGGTGTGTTTACTACGTGGTCTTGTGATTACTGCGGTGAGTTCCGGATGTGCTTTTGCTTTAGGAAAAGCCTCGAACCATCGCTCGATGCTGGAGCGGGGTGTGTGTTGATCCAGATGTGCGAGCCGTGCTGCAGGATGGCTCTGGCAGCGTTGGCGTCACTACGTGAAAAGGCGACCGTAGATGACCGATAAGCTGAACGGGAACTTTGCCGCGCGTTACGCCAAGTTTGGGTTGCACCTCGAAGACATGCCAATGGCCCAAGAAGAGGTCGAGTGCCTGTGGTTGTTGATGGACGTTTTGGCCAAGTCTTATGAACTTCCTGTGGATGACTTTAGGCAGTGGGTTGTTGGCCAGATAAAGGGTGTAATGCGTGTCGGATAAGTGGGGCGCCGCGTGTATCCCGTCCGCCTGTCGTCCGAGCGATAAGTCGGGCGTACTGCGCAACGTGTGGGTGCAGGTGCCCCCGGGGTGGGTCGTCTCGTGCAAGCACACGAAGGACGCGAAGGCCAAGAAGAAGCGCGTCGCCTTTACTTTCCCCTGGGTCGGTGGCGAGACCCTGCAGGTTTCCGGGGCCGTGCAGATTACGGTGATGCGCCGGCTGGACCTGGACCAGAACGGGGCGCCGGAGCGGCCTAAAGCGAAGCCGGAGGTACTGGCGACCGGGGACGAAGTGGAGATCGCTAAGCACCTGGAGGCGACCAGTACGCTCGCTATGCTGCATGACGCGCGGGCGGCGATGTCGATGGATCTGCAGCGGATACGCGAGGCGTCGAGTAAGCGCCCCCTTTCCCCCGAAGAGTCCCGCAAACTGGTGAGCTACGTCGGTGCGCTGGAGAAAGCGACCAGTACGGAAACGGCGGCCAAGGAAGTGGACGCGAAGGCAGAGGGCGAGAAGAGCCTGTCCCCGCAAGAGATCGAGAACGTGCTAAAAGCGTTGCGCGAGTAAGTACTTGACAAAGTAAGGGGCACGCGGTAGTCTTATATACACGGTACGGGCCGGCCACCCTGGGGGAAATGGGGTGCCGTCGGACCCGGCCGGTACGGCCGACCCCGGGGCAGGAGTACAATACCGGGTCTAAATTTTCTCCTCTGTTGGTTACTTCGGAATCGTATTCTTCACTACTAGTTGGCCGCGAACAGGCCCGCCGACGGCCGGCGTTAGTGGTTATTATGGCCTTACAGCCGGTTTTATTCCTACTTCTTTGTCTTTCGAACCCGAAGAGGGATCGCCTGAGGTACGAACCTGGGCAACACAGTGGGGCGTCATACACGCCTAGCCTGCGGCGGGCTATAGCTCATGTCGACCTGGACACCCGGGGGCAGCCGATTACTTTTACAGCCGGTTTTATTTCTGGCTTCGCGTAATGCCCACGAAGGACGCGCGGCCGCCGTAACCAGTCGGTGCATTACAGTGGAAATCTAGGTACAGACAATCTAGTCGGGCGTGGCACAACCGTGAGGCAAGTCTGTTTGCTGGTGCGCACTTTACGGCCGAGCGGCGTGGTGGGAACACGCGCAGAGGAATGGGATGATGTCGTTCAAGCCCTTTGATATCCTACGCGACACAACGGGTTCGAATCCCGTCTCGACCCTTGCTTTACGGGCGGTTGAGCGCGCTGGCACGCGCAAGGTGGTGTGAACTAGTAAAATCCACCAGAACGTGGGTTCGACTCCCAGCCACACCCCATACTTAGGTAATATGTCAAAAGAAAAGTCAGCACCCATATACGCCCTCGGGCTCCAAAAGCGCGGCGCCAAGTTCGTGGCCGTGCGGTTCGTAATCGGCCCCGACGGTAAGCCCGGTCAGATGGTGGACCTGGGCCAGCCGGAGCAGATCACCTTCGCGCGGTACAAACTGGAAACGCACATCGACGACGTAGTGGACGGCGTGCGGAGCGGGCGTTGAGGTTTATCACAGAGGAACAGGCAGCAGCGCTGCTATCGTTAGACGTGGAGCTTCCTGTGTTCCAGACGATTGCTGGTCGGTTGCAACTTATCGACTACCTTCTAAACCCTCCTATCGTGGAAGAGGACGACGAATGATCTCCAGCGCCGCTGCGTTCATCGTCGTTGGTGTGGCCTGGGCGGTCTGCTGGAGTTACGTCAGGCTGGTTGCTACCCTGCTACCCTTTTTCCAAGACCGCGCCTTGGAGAGCCGTCTAGACGCCTTAGAGGCAGGGTCCGGGTCTGACCAAGAACATAGGTTGAAGAAGCTGGAGACGCAGGTGGTAGACTTGCAGGTAGCTACCGGCGCGCGGTCGATACGGTAATGGTGCCTAGTGTTTATCTTCTTTGGCGCAGAACACGCCAGTCTTGCGCTAGTATGCTTATTGCGTGCTACTGGGTCAGGCATGAAGCTGAAGCCTCAGCATTGCGCAATACGGACGATCAGTACGAGTTTTACGTTACCGATACGCGCCTCGAGTGCTACCCTCAGGACTATAGCGACCTTCTGGAGAAACTGGAGTCAGTAGAGGGCACGCCGCGGTCGCCTATGAGTGGCGAGAAAAAGTAAGTCCGAAAGTGTCCCGCAAAAGGTCGTAGACGCTCTGTGGCGCAGCGGTAGGATAGCAGAGCTATACCTCCACAAGAGCCAGTTAGAGGTATACGACCAGTTCCGCGCGTCTAACCAGCGCCAGTTCGTGCTCAACTCCAGCCGGCAGTGGGGAAAGAGCTTCCTGGCGTGTCTCGTAGCGGTGGAGCAGGCGGTCTCCGCCCCCAACCAGCAGATACGGTACGCGGCCCCCACGGCCAAGATGGTGCAGAACATAATCACGCCGGCCATGCGCTCTATCCTGAAGCGCGCCCCCAAGGAGTTACAACCGGAGTACCGCACTCTGAGCGGCGCCTGGATTTTCCCCAACGGGTCTGAGATCAAAGTATCTGGGTGCTCGGACGGGAATCACGAGAAGTTGCGCGGTACGGCAGCACATTTGGTCATCGTGGACGAGGCAGGGTTCATCGCTGAGTTCGAGTACGTGCTGAAAGACGTCCTGTGGCCCCAGCTCCTGACCACCGGCGGTCGGATTTTCGTGGCTTCCACCCCCGCGCGCACGAATGACCACTACTACAAGAAGGTGGCGATGGAGGCGCAGGAGATTGGGTCCTACGCACACCGCACAATCTTCGACAACCCGCGCATTACGAAGGCTGACATGGACGAGGCCGAGCGCATGGCAGGCGGGCGCGAGACGACTACCTGGAAACGCGAGTACTTGGCGCAGTTCGTGGTCGACGAGGAGTACGCAATCGTCCCCGAGTTCGCGAAAGTCAAAGACATTGTGATGCAGGATTGGGAGCGCCCCAAGTATTTCGATGCGTACGTGGCAATGGACGTAGGTATGGTCGACTTTACGGCGGTACTTTTCGGGTATTACGACTTCCAGAACGCGCTTTACGTCATCGAGGACGAGCTAATCCTAAATAAAGCCACGGATTTGAACACGGAAAAGCTGGCTACCGGGATAAAAAGCATCGAGAAGCGCCTTTGGGGGGAGCAGAAGCCGTATTCGCGGGTGTCGGACATCGAACTGCTCTTGATTTCCGACCTAATCACGATCCACGGGCTCAACTTCATACCCACTCGCAAGAATGAGGTGAAGGAAGTGTCTCTGAACGCTCTGCGGCTCAACATCGGGCAGGGTAGGTATCGCATTTCCCCAAAGTGCAAGGTGCTTATTGCGCACCTGGAGAACGGAATCTGGAACAAAACGAAGACTTCGTTCGAGCGGTCTAGCGACCACGGCCACTATGACGCAGTAGACGCCCTACTGTACTTCAACCGCTCCGTAAACACCAACAAGAACCCCTTTCCCCTCCTAGACCCATCGTTCAACCAGTACACCCATTGGATAAACCCCGACAAGCACGTGCATGAGGACGATGCGATGGTCCGTACTATGTTTGGAGGCCGCTGGAAGCGCTCCCGTGGGTCAAACTTAGCGTAAAGGCACAGCGCGGTCATGGGTGAGTGTCTGATTACAGCAATACGTACTGGGCGGCCTGCCCTGGGGAGACAGTAGGCGCCGACCTAGTAAAGCGTGTCGACGACTACTACGAAGACTTAGAGACTTCTGGTCTCGCTGACGTTATGCGCCGGTCTTTCTACACGTTTTACGGTGTAGAGGCCGGCTACGGGGCCACTTTCCGGGGTTTAGGCGAGCCGAGGCGTGGCGGGGCGCAAGGGGAGCTAGTTCTCCTCAACGCTAACCACTACAGGTCGCTAATCGAGCACATGGTGAACCTGGTGTGCTCGCAGAGGCCGGCACTTATCCCGCGTGCGGTGAATACTGACGCCAAATCGCAGGAACAGGTCGCGATTGCGTCCGGAATCATCGAATACTACATGCGGGAGCGTCGTTTCGACCGCTTACCGCGTCGGGCAGTGGAATGCGCGCTTGTTTTGTCCGCTGCGTGGGTCCGGTTGGTATGGGACCCGAATGCGGGCGGCGCGTACGGGGTAGACCCGACGAGCGGTCAGCAAGTGCGCGAGGGCGACCTTGAGGCGGACCTTTTTACGCCTTTCGACGTCATATACGACCGCACCATCCCGCACGACCGCCAGGTATGGCGCATATGCCGCGTTCCGCGGGGGAAATGGGACCTCATTGCGTCCTACCCGGAGTTCCAAGAGCAGATCATAGCGTCGTCGACCAAGGCGTCTAAGGAGTGCGACAAGCGCGAGCTTGGGCTGAATAGCCGTCGGCGCAGCGAGAGCGATCTAGTCTACGTTTACGAGTTCTACCACAAGCGTACCCCCGCTCTTCCTGAGGGTCGGTGCGTGCAGTTCCTGGATTCCGGGGACGTGCTCACGGACGGCGGCTTGCCGTACGATGACATCCCACTTTACCGCGTTTCGGCGACCGAAATGATTGGGAGCGCCACGGACTACACGAGCGCGTGGTCACTTCTTTCCCTTCAGCAGTTGATGGATCTGTTCATCAGCATCCTAGCTACGAACTACGACGCATTCGGCGTGCAGAACGTGGTGATGCAGGACGGCACGACCATCACCGAGTACGACATGGCAGGCGGGACGAAGGTTTGGAAGATACCGCCAGGCGCCGAGCCTCCCGCGGGCATCAACCTCACCACGCTGCCGCAAGACTTCCTGCGCAGTCTGCAGCTCGTGCAAGAGCAGATGGAGACGCTGAGCGCGATCAACAGTGTCGTGCGTGGCAACCCAGAGGCGTCGCTGAAGACCGGACCCGCGTTGGCCCTCGTGCAGTCTCAAGCTCTTCAGGCGCTCAACACCATTTCCCGGTCCAAGACGGATTTCGAGGAAGACCTAGGCACGGGTTTGATACGCGTTCTGAAGGCGTACGCGAACACGCCCCGCGTGGCGGCGATTGCGGGCGCTAACAACAACTACGCACTGGCTGCGTGGTCCTCTTCCGACCTCGAGAACATTGACCGTGTGGTGGTGGACTCAGGGAACCCGCTTGCGCAGACGATGGCGGGGAAGGTGCAGTTGTTCGACCTGTTCAAGCAGGCGAACGTGCCTATGGACGCGGAGCAGGTGGTCGAACTCATGACCAGCGGCACCGTGGAGCCGGTGTACGAAGGCCCTCAGCGCAAGAAACTTCAAGTCCGCGAGGAGAACGAGCTCCTGGCGAAGGGACCTCCGGTTGTGCAGGTGGGGGTCGACCCACTTACAGGTCAGCCCATTTTTGAGGTTCCGGATGTACCCGTGATCTTCACTGACGACCCGGTGCTCCATTTCCAAGAGAACGCCTCTGTCCTGTACACGCAAGAGGCCCGCACAAACCCTGCAGTAGTGCAAGCAGTACTGGCCCACCTTATGGGTCACGTCCACCAGCTTCGTACGATGGACCCGGCGCTAGCACAAGCACTGAAGTTCCCGTCGTTGCAACCACTAGAACCAAACCCAATGGGCGCCGAGTTGCCGCAGACCGCGCCGAGCGCGGGCGACCAAGCCCACACAGCTACACCGGCCAACAGCGGCCCGACCGAGCCGGTCACCGATATGCCCCCCATGCCAGTCAACCCGCTTACGGGTGAACGCGCACCGGGGCCCACCCAGTAACGAGGTTGTTTAGTGGATACGTCTGTACCTACGGGAGGCGCTCAGCCTACCGACATCGGCAATAACACAGTCGACGATTACGGTAGTTTTTCGGATAGCATACGCCCAGCAGGCTCCGCACAAAGGGAGAGGCTTCCGGCTGACCAGACCGAACAGCCGCCGAAGCCCGTCGAGAAGCGCAAAGTCAAAGTGGGTGACGAGGAGCTGGAGGTCTCGGCCGACGAGGCGTTCAAGAACTACCAGCTAGCGCGCGCCAGCTACAAGAAGATGGAGGAGGCGGCCAAAGTACGCAAAGAAGCCGAAGCCGCCCTAACTGAAGTTCGCGGGTTCATACAGGGCCTAAAGGACCCCAAGAACCTGTGGCAGCTGGTGCAACAGCTCGGGCACGACCCGCGGCACTTGTCCGAAGCCCACCTCGCGGAGCAGATTCGCATAGAATCCCTTTCCCCCGAGGAGCGCCGCCTATACGACCGAGAGCAGCGCATTAGGCAGCAAGAGGAAGAGTACGCACGCAGGGAGGCAGAGTGGCGGCAGAAGCAGCTGGAGGAGGAGACCCCTCGGCTTAGGGAAAAGTTTGAGCGTGAATTCAAGGGCGCATTGAAGAGTGCTGGAATCCCCGACTCCCCCCGGTTCATAGCCCGTATGGCCGACCTGAAGAGCGAGTTCGGCGACCTGGACGCAAACGAGGCGGCCGGCATATTGGCCGTAGAGGCCCAGGAAGAGTTTACGGAGCGCCTGTCGACTATGAGCGACGAGGAGCTTTTCAAGGCCCTTGGGGAACAGCGTATGGGCCGTATCCGCCAGCTGGACCTTCAGCGCTTACGTAACCCAGTACCGCAGCGTACGCCCGCCCAAGCGGCTCAGAGACCCGAACAGCCCCGCAAGAAAGACTGGCACGACTGGCTCGATGACGCCCCCCGGTGGAAGTAAGGGGCACAGTCCGGTCTTGAGTAGAGACCAATAGAGTCTCACGCGATTGGGTCGTACCTAGTCCCGAGGCCACCGTACGCGGCGCCGCCGGCAAACGAAACACGAACCGTAGCGAAATCAACCTTTTGATTTCTCTGGGGTAGTTTGCTGTGGCTTCAACTGTAGATACGACACAACTCACTGGTAACTTCAAAGTACGATACGCCGACCGCATCGAAGACCTACGTAACGTCGATACTTTGTTCCTCGACGACGTACCTTTCGTAGCGGCTAACCAACGCGAAGGTGATAGCTGGGTTCAGCCTGTCCTGCTCGCGTACTCGCACGGGTTTACGTACGCAACCGGCTCTGACGGCGCGTTTGCGCTGAACACGCCCATCGCCCTTACGATGGGCAAGGCGACCGTCAACGGTTACACAATCGTTGGCGAAGAGCGCATCTCGATGGACGCAGCAGCGCGCGCTTCGAACGGCGGGTCGGCATTTGCCGAGGCCTTCGACATTACTGTGATGTCCCTTACCGACTCGCATACGAAGCGTAAGGAACTCAACTGCCTGTACGGTACCCTCGGTATCGGCCGAATGGACCCAACGGAGCCCACGGTTTCCGGTACGGGTACCACGACTCAGGTTTGCCAGCTCGACACCGCCTTCTGGGCGACGGGGATCTGGTCAGGGATGGAAACCTGCGAAATCGACGTTTACTCGACGTCGAGCGGTGTTCCCACCACGCTGCGTAACTCCAACGCCACGATCGTCGTGACGAAGGTGGACGTAGCGAACCGGCGTATCACGGTCACCGGAAACGCGACCGACCTCGACGCGATTGCGGTCAACGACTCGATCCTTTTCCGCAGCTCGAAGACGAAGCTTCCGACCGGATTCATTACGCAGGCCTCGAACACGGGTTCGCTGTTCGGAATCGACGGCGCCACCTACTCCCTGTGGCAGGGAAACACCTACGCGGTTGGCTCATTGGCCCTCACGATGGACAAGGTGTTCAGCGCGTTCGATGGAATCGCAGGACGCTGCAAGATGGGCGAGTGGATTCTGTACGTGAATCCGCGAACCTTCAACAACCTGGCGCAGGACTTTGCGGCGCTTCGTCGGCTTGATAGCTCGTACAGCGAGAAGCAAGCAGCGAACGGTGTGGAGTCGATCCGATTCGCGACCCAGGTCGGTTCAGTCACTCTCAAGCCCCACAAGATGATGTGGGAATCCTATGCGCTCGCGTACAACAAAAAGTACGCAAAGCGTGTGGGTGCGGTGGACTTGACCTTCAAGATCCCCGGACGCAGCGACGACATGTTCTACCTGCTCCCGAGCAACAACGGCTACGGGTTCCGGTCCATGTCGCTTGAAGCACCCGTGCTCATCAACCCAGCTTCGGCTCTTGTGTTCACCGGCATCACAAACGGCTAATAAGTGGCAGTAAGCATTCTTAGAGTAAGTCTTGTTTCGCCTGACCCGGCGGGAGACATCGCGCAACGCCTTGTCTTCCCGGCCGGTGATGGCCGACACGCTGCGCGTGTTCTCTCGCAGTATTTTGCTGGAGCTGCTGGTGGGTATCGCGACTGCAAGTTTGCTGTTGCGGTCGAGACCAGCACGTCTTCTACCACGCAGGCGGCTAACACCATCACTATCACCCACGCTAACGTGTCTGATGGTGACACGATTACCATAGGCGGTAGGGTTATAACTGCCAAAACGGCAGGTGCTAACCAGAACGAGTGGACTATCGGCGCTAACGCAACTGCGGACGGCGTTGCACTGGCTGCTTGTATCAACGCCCACACGGAGCTGAAGTCTTTCCTCTCTGCGTCGGCGGCTAGCGGTGTGGTCACGGTGACGTGTTTGGTAGATGGGCTGATTGGTAAGCACGTCACGCTGGCCACGAGCGATGGAACGGCGTTCGCTTTCGGTGGTGGTACCGGTTCTCTGGTGCTCAGCACTTCCCCCACGGTGCAGTCGACTAGTCGGCAGCACAACAGGGGCTTCTAATGTCAGACCCGTCTTTGGATGCTCTCCGGCAGCTACGCCGGAAGGCGATGGAAGACCGGCTGGTGCGCGATGTCGACCGAGGTGTCGAGCGCGGGCTGCGCCCGGTCACTGGCGGCGACGACACGAGCGCGGCGTTGGCTGACCTTGACGCGCGGTTGGGGGAAAGTTTGGACCCAAACAAGCTTGCACCCGTGGCGGCGCGTGAGGTGGAACCGGTGAGGCCGTACGGTGAAGCGGAGACGGCGCAATTGGACCGGGACCTTGGGAAATCGCTCGACCCACGAGCACTGGCGCCCAGCAGCGTGGCAGGAGCTTTAGCCAAGAAGGACCCCTACACATATCCCTCTGGTGAGATGGAGCCGTCGACCGACGAGGACGTGGCGTACGACGAGAAGGACCCGGGCGAGCGCGAGCGTCGATTGAGGGAGCTTAGGGATTTCCCACTAGGAGGGTAGTCGGGTGGTGTGGACTTCCGACGACCTCGTAACGGGCATCCGGCGCCGGGCGCACTTAGACACGGCGAATGGGGACTGGACGACGACAACGCTCTTGGCGATGGCAGACCAAGAGATTGTTGAGTTGTTCATTCCTCGCCTTGCTGCAGTGCGAGAAGATTACCTCGTTGATTATGCGGATTTTACTATAACCGCGAATCAGCAAGCGTATCGTATTCCGATACGCGCGTTGAACGGGGTACTGCGCGACGTCACTGTAATCGACACGTCTAACTACGGACGGTCGCTGCCACTCATTCCCCTTGAAGAGGTGGACTACTACAACGGGCTGGTCGGTTCGTCGTCGGTGGACGTGCGTGGGTTCGCGCTGCAAGGGAACACACTGCTGCTGCTCCCGTCCCCAAGCGCCACAGGCGGGACGCTGCGCATGCGTTATTTGCGGCGTCCGGGGCTACTTGTGGCCACCTCATCGGCCCAAGCGATTACGGCTATCAACGGCGCACGCACGCAGCTGACATTTGCCTCGAACAGCTTTGGCGGTACGTCAACGTTGGACATCATCCAAGCTAAGCCGGGGTTCGACACACTGGGTAAAGACCTCGTGCCGTCGGGTAGCTCTGGCACGACCGTGACCTTCTCGTCGGCGGTTTCGAGTGACGTCGCGGTTGGGGACTACGTGGTCACTCAGTACTACTCGCCGGTGCCTCAGCTGCCCGCGGAGCTCCACCCGTTGCTGGAGCAAGCGGTGGCGATGCGAGTGGCGGAGATTCTCGGCGACGAGACGTTGGCGGCGCAGACGTCGCGCTTCCAGGATTCGCTGGAGCACGTGATCGATGCGATGACGCCGCGTGTGCAAGGCGAGGCGCGCGTGGTGGTGAACCGGAACTCGTTCTTACGAAGCAGGTACCGCACAGCCCTGCGTACGTGGTGATGCCGTGGCAGCCCGGTACGTATCCATACCGGCGTTAGGGCTCTACACCGACCCGAACCCGAACCAGCTCCCGCCCGGAGCGATGACAGTGGCACAGGACGTGGTCATTCCGCGCCCGGGTGTAATAGAGCCCCGACTAGGCACCACGTCGTATTCGACCGGCGCCGGCACGCAAGCACGCCAAATAGCTGACTACGCTTCTCGTTTGTACACGTGGATCAATAGCTCCGGAACGTGGCTGCTCAAGTACACCACCGACGGCAACTCGTTTACGTCCATCACCGCACCGGCCACGGACGGAACATTTTCCCCCCCTAACAGCACGGTCGACCACAAGACGGTACTAGCGCGCGGCAATCTGTTCTTCACGAGCGCTGCCAGCGTTGAGAAGGTCAACAGCGCAAGCAACCAGGCTGGTATAGCGGGGCTTCTGACGGGGAAGCAGCCGAAGCTGGCGAACTACGCCATGACCAGCGGGTGGCTCGCAAACACGGAGTACATTGGCTACCGAATCTTGTACCGGCGCGACGACGCGGCAGGCTATACGATTCGAAGCGTTCCGTCGGGACAGAGTCGGTACCAGAACACCAGCGGCGCATTTGCGGGGGTGACGCTTACGGTTCCGCTAACGCGGCTGCTCGTGGCGGGTGACTACATAGAGGTCTACCGCACGCGTAACTCCACCGGAACGGACCCAGGGGACGAGCACTTTCTCTCCTACGTACACAAGATTACTTCTGCGAACATTACCGCCGGTACCGTCACGATCAACGATCAAACCGCGGCAGCTAACCTAGGGGCATCGCTGTACTCTTCCCCGTCGCAGGAAGGAGCAGCAGCACTCAACTACCCACCGCCGAGCGGGACTGACCTGGCCCTGTTCCAGGGCTGTGTGTTCACCAGCAACTACACAGACTATCTGCGCACTACACTGGCGCTGGTGCGGTCGGCACCGGGGGAGTGGGGATTCAACGCGGGGTTCGGCGGTACGAACTACGGCACGGGCGATTTTCTTGCTGGCCGTAACACAATCCTGAACGCGTCGCGCACCACCGGTCTGGCGGTGGGCCAGGTCATTACCGACGCAGCCAACCCAGGCGTAGCGGGCGCTTTGGTTCCTGCCAACACGACTATCACAAACATCTCAGGCACCACCATCACGATGTCCGCCAACGCCATCGGCACGGGGCTGACGCAGAACTTCAAAGTGGGGGAAGTGGTCACGTTCGGTGTGTCATCCATGTACGCGTGGAACGACGAGAACGTGCCGGTGGTTGGGTTAGGGCGGTTCAACGCCAACAATGGAGACACCCGCGCCAACCTGCAGTCGATGGCCTACGTGGCTGGGCAGATGAACGGGGCACTGACCACCATTTCGGTTGTGGGTGATACGCAGATCGTGGTGGAGATAGCTGGCATAGCCGGCACACCACTTAGCGTGCAATCCACCAACGGTGGCGCGTGGTCCACGGACATCTCATCACTCACGACAGTCACACCGTCCAGCACAGTAAATGCCATCGCGTGGTCCAAGCAGGACGAGCCCGAACATTTTCCCCTCACGCAGCGCGCACTGGTCGGTTCCCCCACGACAAAGATTCAGCGCATTATGGCGACGCGTGACTCGCTCTTCATCTTCAAGGAAGACGGTGCGTACCGCCTAACCGGAACCGGCCCTGAAGACTTCCGCATCGACCCGTTTGACGCGACACTCCACATCACGGGGGTGGAGTCGCTAGCACTTTTAGACAATAAGATTTACGGTTTATTCGACTCTGGTGTGGAACGTGTGTCTGATTACGGGTCCGAGAACATCTCAGGGCCGATACAGAGCACGGTGCGCAGCAAGTTGGCAGCCGTAAAAACCGCACCGTTGAACTACCACGGGTGGGTTCACCAGACGAAGTCGCAGTACTTCGTCCGCTTGGACACGAGCACCACCTACGTGTGGAACGGGGTGGCTGAGGCGTGGACCACATCAACGCTGCCTGCACTACGTGGTCAGGTTTTTTCCACGACCGACGAAATGTGGCTGGGTCAGTTTACAGGGCTGTATTTATTGCAGGCGAATCTGTATGGCGCTGACTACGCCGTGGACAACCCGGTAGCAGCTGGGAACTGGTCTGGGGATGGGGTAAGTACTCTAACTATAACCGGTGCAGGGTTCTCGGGCCTAACGGCGGGGGACGTGCTTTCCACGACAGGTATGACGGCCGGGGCCGTGGTACGCAGCGTCACAAACGGCGCCAATCAGCTGGCGGTAGTCGACACCATATCAGCGTTCTCAGGGCATGGCGGGGAAAACATGCTCAGGTACGCAGCCATTCCAGTAATACTTGAGTGGGCACCGGTGGCCTTTGGCGACCCGGGCGTGGAGAAAGCTTTCACGCGCGCCAATCTTAGCTTTGACAGCTATACTGGAACACCACCTCGTACAGTAAGCTACCTGTACATGACCGTGGGTGGTCGCACCGACAGAACCACTAGCTCCACGATGGATAGCGAGCGTACGGAGACCAACCCCATGTACCCGGGGACGGTGCCGTTCGTGGTGAGGCGCTTCATGGGCCGCGGGACGCGTATCGTGCTGCGCGTGCAGACCACGGAAGCCTGCGTACAGTGGGCGCTTACGGGCTGGGGTCTTAGCTACCGCGGGCTTGGCGACCGCACGAGGTTGGCATGAGCTTCGCCGGCATAAAGGGCATCCGGTCCCTGCGGCTGGACGGGGAGCGCGCCTGGAAGGACTCCGTGGCGGCCATCAACAGTTTCGTCACGGACGTAATCGCGACGGTGGCGGATATCGACCGGCGGGTGGAGTACGTAGACCTCGACATACTTGGGGGCACGTACGGGTCTTTAGTGACGGTGACGGGGTCCAAAAAGCCCCGCGGCGTCCAGGTAGTGGGGGTACAGCAGAAACTTTCCCCCTCTACCACCAACACAGGTTCCTTTGCGGTGGATTGGGAGTACCGGGGCGGCAGTATCAAAATACGCAACATTTCCGGTCTTACTTCGGGCACGCGGTACGTGGTCACGATAGCGGTTTTGTACGGGAGTACGTAAATGGATCTGGGTAGCTGGGTACAAGGTCAGACGAGAAAGATGTTTGGGGGGGCGGGGGCTCCGAGTGACTTTGCTGATGCGGCAAGCCAGCGCACAGGCTCGTTCATTGGGCACATTGTGGGGGAAAAGGCCCACCCCCAGTTAGACGCTGCCAAGAGGGGTAAGGAAGAGGCTGATAAGCTCCGCGGTCAGCTCCCCGCGCAGCAGTCCATGACGTACACACCGCAGACCATGTCGGCGATGCTAACAGGGCCCTCAGCGGCCGCTCAGGCGGCGCCAGACGCGCGGTCGGTGGCGGCCCAGAGGGAGGCCCTGGCAGGGCTTCAGAGGCAGGCCTACGGCAGCGGAATGAACGGTATTGACCGCAACTCCATGGAGCAGGCAAGCCGGTACGCAGGAGGCTTGGCGGCTCAGCAGCGAGGCAACGCGGTGCGGTCGGCGGGAGCGCGTGGGTTGGGGCAGGGCGGCCAGTCGGTGGCGGCGCAAGCGGCTGCCAACAACGGCGCCAACACGTTTATGAGCGGAGCTGGGAACCGCATGCAAGACGCGGCGCAACAGCGCGCACTGCAGGCGCTCGGCGCTAGTTCAACGCTGGGTGGCAATATGGACGAGCAGGCGTTCGGTGAGTCTTTTGCACGCGGGAACGCGGCGGACCAAATGGCGCAACAGAACGCCAATCGCAGCTTGCAGGCGAACGAACTCAACGCCAACAACGCGACGCAGGCGAGCGTGTACAACGCGCAGAACCCTCAGCGCACGTTTGGGCTGCAGATGGGCATTGGCGACATTGGTGCGGGTCAGACTGATCTGGTGCGGAACGCCGGGTTGGCAAACCAGCAGGCTCGACAGGAGCAGGTGGGAAACCTGGTCTCCGGCGGGCTACAGGGCGGCACGGCGATTGGCAACTATCTACTGTCGAATAACGACGAAGACGCGAAGAAGAGGGCTTGATGCCAGGTACGCGCGTATACAACCCAGGTGAGTGGGACCCGAATGCGCCAGGCGTAGCGGGCTTGGGCGGTGCCAACGTGGGTGCGTCTGAGGCCACTGTGTCTGACCCTAACCACAAGGGTCTTACTGCTACGGACAGTACTTCGTACAACCATGTGCACCTGCCTTCACTGCAGGACATGTTGGCTACGGCATCGCGGGGTCAAACACCCAAGCTGGTGCAGTCACAAGCGGCAAACGCGCGCGGGGACATGCAAGGTGGGGCGGCGCAGAACACAGCGCTCGATCAGCTGCGTAAGATGTACACCGGCAATATGACGACGCCGCAAGACCAGGCGCGCATGTCGCAGGAGCAAGGGTTCCGCGCGCAGGACGCCAACGGGCGCGCTGGGGCGCTGCAGAACGAAATCCAGATGCGAGGCGGAGCTCCGGGGTCGAACATCCTCGCGGCTAACATCGGTGGGCAGGGCGCGTCTGAGAACGCGTTTGCATACAACAACCAGAACCAGGCGCAGCTCCAGCAACGCGCACTGCAGGCACTCTCGCAGGCAGGTACGCAAGCGGGCCAGATGCGAAACGCTTCGTTTCAGCAAGGGCTACAGACCGGCAACGCGCGCGACGCGATCAGCAACTTCAACGCCAACATGCAGACGCAGGTGGGTCTCGGCAACGTCAACCGCGCGAACACGGTGGGTCAGTTCAACGCAGGCCAACCGGTGCAGCAAGCCCAGATGGGCCAGCAGCTTACGGCGGCGCGAGTTGGGGAAAGTAACCGGCAGGGTGCGTCGGCACAGGCGGCCGAGGACGCCAACATGGCGAACGACAAGAAGATCTTCGGCGGTGTGGTGGGCGCGGCAACGACGGCGGCACGGGGAGCGGTGTAATGGCACGGTTTGTAGAGAGTTACCTGAACCCGGACGAGGAGGACGAACTTTCCCCACAAAGCCCGAGCGTGGACCTCACGCCCGACCCAGCACCGGTGGAAGCGCCCGAAGAGCGGCAGCTCACCATTTCCCCTCCTGACGTGTCGGCCGTTCGCCCGTGGGAGAACCTAAACACACCTGCGGCAGGCCCACCGCCTAGCAACCGACTCGCCCCGAAGTATGACAACGCGTCCTACCGCGACAAGGAGATGGACGCGGCGCAGCGCAGCTCCGACCGGCGCGAACTCGTTACTGGTATTGGTCAGGCGCTCAATACCGCGTTCGGCTCTTCGCGCGTTGATAACGCTTTTGCGCAGATGCGGGCGGACAACGACCGTCCGGTGCGCCAGCTCATGGAGAAGCGCGCGTTGGAAGAGCGCGAGCAAAGGGCAGCCAAGCAGCGGGAGCGGAGCGACCCTGCGTCGCCCACGAATCAACGTTTGCAAGAGGCCCTTCGTGCGCGGTTCGGTGGTGATGTGCAGGGTGTAGACCACCTCACGGTTGAGGACACGGAGTCGCTGGGGCTTCTTGGGGGACTAGCGGCGGCGCGTGAGCGCGCGGCAGCGGCTAAGGACGCGCGGTTGAACGAGGTGGCGGACCGCGAAGACGCACAGGCGGCAGCGCTTGGGCTGGAGAACGCGCGGTTCGGTCATAACCAAGAACTGCTCGGCATGCGCAATACGGCGGCGATGGAGCGTGCGCAGCTTCGCGCCAGGCACCATGGCGGTGGTGGGGGTGGAAACCCCGGCAGCCTGGAGGCGATCCGCAGCTATTACCGTACAAAATACGCAGATTCTCCTGAGCGAGAAGCGCTCGTGGAAAGTCTAACACCTAACGACTTGAGGAACCCTAACAGGTCTACGGTTCTGCGTACACTAGAGCAGGCTACGAAGGACCGCGACCCCAATGCAGTACGTCAAGATTTGCAGCACCTGCAAGATGACCTGGTGAAGAGCGGGACGCAGGCCACACAGCGTAACGTTGGTAACCTCGAGACCATGCTAAGCGGTCTCTCCGACAGAGACTTCGCCATCGCTAATGGGGCCCCCGGGTGGACACCAGATGCCACGCTTCCAAACTCAGTAGTTCAATACAGAAACGCGCGAGCTGGGTTTAGAAACATAGTATTGAAGGACAGGTCCGGTTCAGCTGTTACCGACCAGGAGTTTGACCGAATCAAGACCGAGTTGGCAGACGGAAGGTTGACCACCAGGGCAGCCGTCAAGGGGGCCCTGGACAGGCTAAGGGAGATCGCTAATCGGTACCAGGGTGATATAGAATCCGGGTACTTCCCCGAGGTTGTAGACCAGTACCACCGCAATCAGGGAGCCCGTAGGCCGCAGGTAGCGTCACCACCCACGGAACCACGTCCGCAAACAGCGCGAGCTGCTGGCCCAGACGGCATGGTCCATCTGCGCATCAACGGTGAGGACGTTCCCGTCCACCCGTCTCAGGTAGATGCCGCTATCGCTCACGCGCGTAGCAAACAGTACAGGGTGGAGTAATGCCCGGCGTAGCAGACGAGTTCGCCCAGTTTCGCTCACCCGTGAAGGATGAGTTTGCGCAGTTCTCAAGACCAGCGGCACCGAACGCCGAGGAAACAGAGATAGACGCCGTAGCGGGCCGGTCAACACCACTTTCCCCTGAAGTCGACGACAGCGGGCGCAACATGGGAACGCGTACTCCGGTACAGCCGGGAGCGCGTGGTGGAGTCATTGAGCTCGACCCGATGACGATCGAGGGGGACCCAGACGCTGGACGTGGGCTGCCGGAAACGATTGTGCGGCGGGGTCTAAGCGCAATCGGTGTGGAGAACGCCGGACCCGCGGTGGACCGTGTGGCGTCGGCGGGGTACCGCGCGGTGGGGCTAGGCAGCGAGAGTGTGGGGCGCACGATGCTCGCGCAGCAAGGCGCGCGACGTGACTGGCGCAGCACTATGCTGCCGGTATGGAACGAGATGGCATTTGGCATCCCGGCCAAGGTGTCGGAGACCGTGTCGGACGACCTCGAACGTGGTGAGGAAGACCACCCGTACATTTCTAGAGCGCACCAGGCGGCAGGCGCGTTGATCGGTGCCGCAGCTACAGCTGGTGTTGGCCCTTCACTGGAGGGCGGCTCTGCATTGGGGCGGATGGGGCGTGCGGCTGTGGCGCCTGCAGTCTCAGGCGGCCTCTCGGCCTACGGGCATTCGGATGCGGAGGGCTCCGAGCTGGCGGGGCAGGTGGCTGCTGGGGCGGCAGCCGGTGGGCTTACGGGCGGGCTACTGCAGGGCGCCACCGAAGGGGCCGCGGCGTTAGGTCGAGCCATACCAAACATGGGCCTTACTTCTTCAGGAGGTCTAATACGAGACGTCCTGACAGGTAACACGCCGGTAGCCGCGGCGGACGCTGTGGCGTTCGGCACTGGCACAGCTTTGAACGGTGGGGACTGGAAGAAGGGTCTTGAGTACGCAGCGCTTAGGCGTGGTGGACTCTCAGTGGCAGGGGCGGTAGGGCGTGCTGTACAGGCAAACCCGGCAGCGTGGGGGACCTACGCGCGTGTACTCTCTGACGCTATGGCGCGTGGGGAGGGGGCCTTTATGGCAACTTTCCACGTACTTCAGCAACGCGACCCCAAGTTCCGCAAACTTACCAGTGACCAAGGTGTGGATGGGGCTCAGTCCGGTCAGTAGTAGAGGCCGTATACCCCATGATGTCACACCAGAAGGTGGCCCTTCGGCCGCCCCCGAAGACTGTCACTAAAGTAGCTTTTACCAGCGCGTCCACAGCAGCCCAATCCCTAGGCGGTATCAAGGGCGTAAGTATTACAGTAAAGGCAGACCAGGCCTGTTACATCATCTTCGGGACCTCTTTGGTGGCCGCGGCCGACTCCAGCTCGTGGCCCATCTTCCAGTACGAGAAGGAAGAGTTTTACATTCCCGAGAACAGCGTATTCACGCATTTCCGCGTCATACGCGCCACGGCCGACGGCAACCTGTTCTGGTACGTCTCGAACATCTAACGTCACGTAAGTGTTTGTTGTCATTTACTAAATGACAGAGAGGTTTATGTGACAACGCGGCGGGGTGGGGCGGTAGGAATCAGGCGGGACCCGCGAGGCGGCGGAATCCCCGGCAACACATTTTCCCCCCTCCAAGTGTCGTCACTGTGGGCGTGGTACCGCGCTGACTTGGTAACGCAGTCCGGTAATGCGATTAGCCAGTGGGACGATAAGAGCGGCAATGCGCGTCACATGACGCAGGGCACGGCGAACTTGAAGCCCACCTGGGACCCGCTGTCCAGCTCGTTTTCAGGCCTGGACTGCGTACGGTTCATCTGCGACGGGGTAACCAACTTCGACTTCCTGAGCATGCCGGACATGTCCGCGCTCACGGCGTCTGAAGTGTGGATGATTGCCAAGCTAGTGGCCGACCCACCGAGCACCCAACCAAAGGGCGGGTTGTGGAAGATAGGAAACCCTGCGGCCGGTTCGTGTTTATACCCAAACCAGGGGGATAGCAACATCTACGACTCATACGGGTCGACTACGCGTAAGAACACCGGCGACCCGACTCCGTCGCTGGCTTCTATGCACAGTTACTCCGTGATCACCACGTCCAGCGAGTGGACTAACACGGTCAACGGTACGCAGCTGTTTACTACGGCTACTAACACCACGAGCTTCCAAGCATCACCCGTCTTTGGGGGAAATGGTGTCGACACCGGTATGGACGGGCGCGTTGGGGAAATACTCATTTTCTCCGCGAAGCTCTCTACCGCGGACCGCACCGCACTGAAGGCGTACCTGTCGGTACGCTACGGCATAACCATCAACTAAGGGCAGAGTATGGCTTTTACTAATGACTATCTCACGGGTGTGGATGACACGTTTCGGCGTAGGGTTACTGTGGCTGTAGTGAAGGCGGCTGTGCAGATCATAGGCGAAGCCATTGGCACGATGTCAACTACCCGTCTTGGTAAGCGGCACGACTACGCTATGCGTGTGATATCCGACCCCTCGAACTTCAACTCGAACGTGCCGTTCGTTCTGGCAGCCGCCGGGCTGGACACTACAGCAACGGACGCCGTTTTGGTGAGTACTCTGGTGTCTAACTGGGACAAGCTTTCTGGCGTAAAGTCGACTGAAGTCTAATGGACATGGATAACGTCACGCCCATGAACGGCAGGCGCACAGTACGGGCTAAAGTCGAGAAGCATGAGGCCACCATACTGGAGCTTCAGCTGCAAATAGCACGTCTTGATGCCAAACTTTCCCTCATACTATGGGGGGTTGGTTTTCTCATTTCAACACAAGTGGGCTGGTATTTATCACATTTATAGGGTACAGTATGCGTATTGATTGGACGGGAGTAGTTGTTCTTGTGGCGCTTATTGCGGGTGGTTTGGTCGCTACTGCCTTGGGTAAGGGCGAAGTCGGGTCGATGCTTATTGCGGCCGGCATCGGCACCCTTTCCCCCAGCCCCGTGAGGAAGCAGTAATGACAACTATACGCAAACTAGTCATTGCTTTGTCAATAGCGTCCGCTGGGTGCGGTGGTGCTACTCCAAAAGTCATTGCGTACAGCGCGATGTGGGACGTCTGTCTTGAGGTCGAAAATGAGGTCGCGAAGTCGCATCAGACGGCGGACGAGAAGTGGCGTGAGCTGCAGACGGTGCGTGACGTGTGCGACCGCATGGCGAAGAAAGTCTACCCGTAGGTTCAGGCTTATGCGCGCAACGAGTCGCGTGTTCGAAACATTTCACGACGCGTTGAAGAGGTTAGCGGGATGAACTCAGTACTGTCGTTTTTAGTGAAGCTGTTGCCGTATATCTCCGAGCTGTACGAGATGTCGAAGCACGACGAGGCGGAAGCCATCAAGCGCATAGACGCCCACGTGAAGGCGGAGCGGGCGCGGATCAACAAGCTGCTCGGCAAGTAAGTACCGTGCGAAAACACCTGCTGCTCGGACTCCTGTACGTACTGGGGTGCAACGTGCCACCCCCTGGCGCTCGTGGGCCAACACTCGCAGAAAGTAAGGCTTTTACTTACGCTCTGCAAGCATGGAACGGCAGTGGCCTTTCTAGCTGCCTAGGAGGCTGCCAGGCGTCAGCAGAAGAGCACCAGGTAGTCTACCTACCGGAGAGCGACTTCGAGGCCTGGTGCGGCTACTGTGGGCCTACAGCGTGGTTTCCGGAGCCGTGCCACAGCCCGTGGGGACGCGCGTACTCGTGCCATTACAGGGACACTGATACGATCATTATCCACGCAGGGGCGCTAACGGCGGAGCCACATTGGGTGCCAAACATACTTCAGCACGAAGTACTGCACCACATCTCAGGCGAGATGCTGGGCAACGAGGACTACTACCACACGAACAACATGGTGTGGGGCACGGTGCTTTACGAAGCGGGGGAAATGTATGGCTTGGACAACACGCCCTAGGCTGCCCAAACAGAGCGTGCGGCTGCTCGTATTCCACTGGACCGGTGGGGAGGGTGGTGCCTTACA